GAGATATAATGAAGCCATCAAAACTTACCAGGCCATCCAAGAGTATATCTATATCAATCAGAGTCCTTCAATGGGCCAGATTGTTTCGTATACTTCGACAAGTGGATCTGGATATTCTGATGGTGATGCTAATCTGATAGGAGGATCGGGATCTGGTGCAGTGGCTACATTGACCACTGCTCCAGGCAACGGTCAGATCACTGGATTAGTAATCAAATCGAGTGGCTCAAATTATGTAGTCGGAGATGTTCTAACAATCGATGGAGGCAATAGTGATGCAACACTCACTGTGACCTATGTCGGAGTCGGAGATTTTAGTAAATGGAATGGAACTGAGAAAATAACTGCATACTGGATATGACAACAGAGATCACCAATGTAGTCAGAACTTTAGTCTCACAGATAGACAATTCTGTCGTGGGCAAATACAACGCCACTGATGGGCGAACTTACATCTGTGACACCAAGTGGATCAGAGTGGGAAAGAAAGTCAGTGACGAGTCTGACAATATGTATACGGTCACTGAGGTAGTTGAAGACAACTATATCAATGTCACTCCATTGTTAGTATCGAATCCTCCTCTGGATGGAAAGATATATATCCCAGCACCATTTTATATCTCTGGAACTAAGATGGCCACAAATAGAGAATGGACAATCTCAACAAACAATATGTCCGAGAAGACACCACTTGCCTGGCTTTTGGAAATGATACGAATGACCAAGAGAGGGAGAGAGAGTGCGATTGACTTTGAGAGTGAGATCAGAATGTTCTTTCTTGATGAGACTGATATACGAAACTATTACACTGCTGACCATAGAGACAATGTTGTTTTTCCTATGGAGAGACTTGCAAAAGCATTCATGGAAAGCGTGAAAGAGGATCGAAGTTTTCAGACCATCGAAGAGTATGAACTAATCACATTTAGTCGATTCGGAGTTGAGACAGATCGTGGAATGTTTGAGAACATCCTTGATGCAAATCTCTCTGGAGTCGAGCTCAGAGTCAACTTAGTAAAATATAAACAGAATTGTAAATGTTAAATACAATTCACAATACTTTGAAAATATGTCATTAGGATGTAATTGTGATATGGGACTATCCAACACTGGACTCCCAGCGTGTGTGCCGATACAATCGGTCACAAGCACTTTGATCATGGTTCCTTTGCAAACAAGCACTGGAGTCTATAATAAAATTGATCTGACTGCACCAGTTCCAACATGGAACTCTTTGGTCAATCAACTTGATGAAACCAAAAGATGGTTTCCACTACCTCAGTTCGAGAATGTCGAACTACCAAAAGCAGACTCTCAATTTGAGGAAGCAAACTCTGGAAGAAAAGTATTCCTTCGTCAAGGAGTTCGTTCTTTCTCTGGAGAGTTATGGGCAGATGATTCATCTCCTACATTGTTAAGCAAACTACAAAACAATCGTTGTGTTGAGTTTGGAGTTTTCATCATTGATGTGAATGGAAACTTAGTCGGATCTAAAGTCGGAGATTCTTTGTTCCCTATTTCAGTGGACAATCCATCTTTTGATCCAAAGTACATGTTTGCAACTGATTCAACTTGTAGCAAGATAATGGTCGCATTTGACTTTGATCGTTTATTCGATGAGGGTACAATGTACATGATCACACCAGAAGAGGCTGGAATCAACTTCAATGATCTTGAGGGATTGATTGATGTAAACTTCGCAGACTTGACTCAAGTAGCAAACACTTCAATCACGTTTGATGCAGAGTTCGATTATGGAACTGCATACAATCCAATAAAATTGAAGGGACTTGTAACTGGAGACTTTGCAGTATTTGATAACACTGCTCAATCTTCATTGCAAATTGTTGCAACTGAGAACGTACCATTAGAGGGTAACTACACTCTGGCTGGATCGTTTGTGACTGGTAACTCTTACACTGCATCAATCGACAAGATCGGTTATAGTGGTAAGGTGACTTTCACTGCATCGTAGAACTTTGTTTGATGGTTAATTGATTGGGAGTGGTTTCGGCCACTCCTATATCAATACTAAAAAGATACGAATGGGATTTGATATCATGCAGACAGAACTTGGTTTGACATTAAAAAGATTTGTCAGAGTTCTCGATCATAAAAAAATCTGGTTAAGAGTTTTTAAAAAAAAGCAATTAAATACTTTTATCCTTGACATGATCAAACAAGATCAATTGTTTGACAAAGGTATCGATGAGGATGGAGATGTGATCGGAACGTATTCAGAGTATACAGAGGCCATAAACCCAGAGAAGGTGGCTGGTACTCATTACACTCTCAAAGACACTGGAGACTTCTTTGATTCGTTTTATATCGATGTATTTCCGACATACTTTGAGATCAATGCAAACCCAATCAAAACAGATCAAGATGGAGACACAGAAAATCTATTCTACAAATATGGTGAAGGTATTATGGGACTCACTAATGAGTCGATGGAGAAACTCTCAAGAGAAATCCTCAGACTCTATCAAATCGAAGTCAGAAGAGTCCTCAAGATTTGAGGGATACTATATGAGTATCGAGGTGCTACCATTACACAACTGGATCAAGTGTTCAGAAGGTGAAGTGACATATTGCCGAATAGATAGCCAGGTGGGATCTAAAAAAAATGATCACAAAGTTTGGGATGTCATATACGATGACTACCTCAAAAAGAATGGACTCAATAAGATGTATGAAAAGATGTTGAACACCATGATCAAGAAAGCAAAAGCCGAGCTCGAATTCTGTATCACTGGAAACAGATTCAAATTGACAGAGGCAGAGATACAAGAAACAAAACTGGAAACCATGTTGTCAAACAAGGGATCTGGAATGACGATAAGTCAAACACTGATTCACCTCAGTAAATGGATCGGCCACTGGCTCAATCCTAAAAACATTACCACTCAAGAATACTTTGACCTCTTGAGTGAATTTGAGAAACATAACAAACCGAATAACAATGGCCAAGAAAATAAGTAGCAGAGACATATTCTCACAAGAGGATATCTTCAAAGGCATCAGAGATAGTGCAAAGCAAACCATCAAGATGATGAACGATCTTCAGAAGGAGGTCACCGAGACTGCTAACGCATTGAAAAAGTCTATTGGTGGTGCAAAGTTTGACTCTGCAAAGGCCATCAAGAATGTTGTTGATGTAACTCAAAAAGCCAACAAACTAAAAAAAGAATCGATCCAGATTGACAAACTCAAGAAGGATGCAATGATCAAGGAGGCAAAGGCACTCCAAGAACTTGAAAAGATAGAACAACAGAAACTCAAGACTCAGTCTCAACAGATGCGTAATGACAAGCAACAGAGACAAGAGAAAGAAAGAATACAGAAGGTAAATCAAAGGGCAGTGAAGACTGCTAATGATGAAGCAAACGCATACAAGAAACTCGCAAAGAACACCAGAGATCTCAAGAATGAATCTAAGAGACTCGGTGCAGAAATGTTGCTACTTGAACAATCTGGAAAGAAAAACACAAAGGCATATAGAGATCTGAGCAACCAATACAGAAGAGTAACTGCATCGGCAAAGCAAGGAGACAAGGCACTCAAGAAACTTGACAAGTCTGTCGGTGACAACTTTAGAAATGTAGGTAACTATAAAGATGCGATCAGAGGCCTGGTCGGTGTACTTGGGACACTCGGTGCTGGTGTGGGACTTGGCCAGATCTTTAGGAATGTGACTGGAGTCATGATGGACTTCGATCAAGCACAAGCCGATCTGACTGCGATATCTGGAAAGACGAAGGATGAACTTGCTGGACTTACACAACAAGCAAAGGATCTTGGTGCAACAACTCAGTTCACTGCTACTCAGATAACAGAGATGCAGATCGAACTGGCTAAACTTGGTTTCACTACTGATGAGATCACTGCATCTACTGAGGCAGTATCAAAGTTTGCATCGGCAACTGGATCAGACATGGCCTCTGCATCGAAAGTCGCTGGTGCAACATTAAGAGCATTCCAATTAGATGCATCAGAGATGGAGAGAGTGGTTTCTACATTGGGAGTGGCCACAACAAAGTCGGCACTTTCATTCAGTACATTTGAGAGTTCAATGTCTACCATCGCACCAGTGGCCAGTACTGCTGGATTCAGTGTTGAGGAAACCACTGCACTTTTGGCTACATTGGCCG